GCGATAGCGATGAGACAGTGCCATATACATTTAGCCCTATCTCCCCACTCACACTCCCTATTTATCCGTTAGTGCCAGAGCATTGCGCATGCATTTGGCCTGTTTTGAGTAGTTGGTGTTTAGTATGCAACAAACAAGATTATGATTTATAACTAAACTATGTAGTATTAAGCTGAGCTTGCGTTTTGAAGTCATCGTCTTCCATGTTCTGAATCTTAACGATATCAGGATCTTCGACAATACCAACATTGCCAAAGGTATTGAAGACAGTAAACGATTGAGTAGCAGGTTTGAGTGTGTAGTAATTACACTCGTATGACATCAACGCAACAGGGGTTGTGCGAGTGGATGCATGTTTAAATACCGATGGGTCCTCTTCATCTTCGTTATAATCAGCTGGTTCGGAATACATCTTAAAACAGATAGCAGTAGTGCCACGCAACCATTCATAATATGGTACGGCATGGTTGGTATCAGGGAAGTTAATGCCATAAAAGTCTGTCCATTTATACCACTTGCCTTGACTGATAGTGAAATCACGCTGTTGACCAGGTTCGAGTTTAATCATTTTCTTCTTAACAGAAAACGCTTCTTTAATGGGAGGTAATTGCTCGAACTTAGTGCGTATCGTATGGAGAGAAAAGTTAGTTGCATTTGGAGGATCAGTGTTAGTAACATCTGACATCTTACGAAGGTAAGCACCAGCAACGTTAAATGGATTTTCCCAAGAAGCAGACACTGTAGTAGTACCAGTGGGTGGATATGGAATAGACTTCTTGGCACGCATCTTGAGCACCTCAAAACGAGTGGTAAAATTGTTTTGATTACGAATAGAATACTTAGCAACGTATTTGATATAAAATCTATCCTGATAAATAGAAGTACCATTTCCAGGATTACTTTGATACATAGATGTAGTGATAAGATTTTGAGCATAGCTGTCGAGAGGATAAATCATTCGACTCTGTTCGCCGGTAACCGCACCAGGATCACGAGCCCACATGTATTGAGCAGATGGACCGTGGGTTTTGGTGAGCGGTACTTGAAATTGACACATAGCATTAAGTGTCATGTTGTTACGGACACCTTGAGCAATAGCTAATTGCCTTTGGAATTTGGAGTCCGGCGCCGCATACATTCCGACACGAGGTTTGCCACCTCGTCGTTTACGTCCTGTTCTACGTCCGACGCGCTTTCCCACCCGTCCGACTCGTCGTTTGACCACTCGTCGGTATCTTCCAGAATTCCCTCTTCGTTTGGACACAAAGGGTCGAGCAGCGAAGAGTCGGCGACTTGATGAGGCAACAGAGGCAGGTCTGCGGTAGGGATGGAATCGATTTCGGAGGACGCGGCCCTGGAAATCTCTGACGACATAAGGTCGACCTCTTCCCGACATCTTGAAGCGTGACAAGGAGATGTTTGTCCGCCTTCGGAGTAACGACCGCAGATACAAGTAAAATGAACTGTAGGTGTAAAGTTCATATAAGAAAAAGCTGAATCGATGAAATAATGATTCGCTTTTTTGCTAGGCGCTGACGCTGGAATACCGGTTGCAAAAAAGTATCATATATAACCTCTTGGAACCATTGGAACCAGTTAAAAACTTGATCGTAGCTGTAACTTCCAAGCCTGGCCAAAGGTGTTTGAGAGATAAGCTAGTATGTGTCGCCACGCGTGGTTCGTCGGTCGCTGGGGCTCCCTCCTCACGGCTTTAAATATGGGGGTGGGTGGAAATTGCGGCCTTAGTGGAACTTTTTGAGGAAGTTGCGGCCTGCGGAGAAAGGGAAATACTACACATAATGTGCGGCCCTCAGTCTGAAGTATGGGGTTCTACCGATGCAAGCACCAGTTAATTAACCCCATGGGAGTATATAAACCCACCCAATCAGGAGACCTACCCATCTCCTACTAACTAAAACATACCGAAGCCCTGTCAAAACACACATTCATGTCTTCTGACAATCGCCCTTCTAACGTATATCATATCTCATTCCGTTGGTCTGTACAAGATTCTGATACAAAGGTACCCCCACACTGGCACACGTGCTATGATTTCTGGGACAAGGACCTCACTGTCATGATGCAATGCATTCTTGTCACTCACTGTTGGCTTGTTTGTGTTGTGTTGTGATGGTGTAGACACATCAACCTATTATACAAGATGTCTGTAAACGCCTCTTCGACAAGTATATATATCAGCTTGAAAATACGGTCACTGATGGAAGAAATAATTACCATTACCAAGGCTATGGACATCTCATTACAAAATCAAGACCAGGGGCTATACAAAAGATCGCTATATCGTGCAATGGATCAACTCGTGGAATTGAAATGTCAGCTGCTTCAACTGCAGGTATCCACGCTCTCCAGTCGTACTCAATGAAAGATGACACTCGGGTTGCAGGACCATGGGCTGACAAGAGAATATACCGTGGTCAAGATCTCATCACTAACCTATACCCTTGGCAGCAAGATATTAAACAACGGTGTGAAGCTGACCCTGATGACAGAACAATAAATGTGTTATTGAATGAAGGTGGTAATATTGGTAAGAGTGCCTTCTGTAAATACATGGCGTATCATTTCAAGGCACCGGTCTGTGGTTGGGCTAAAGCGGGGGATATATTAAATTTGGTATCAAAGATGCCTGGTATGCCCGTCTATCTATTTGATCTCTCTCGCTCCCGACCACAAGACTGGGCCAAGGATGATATACCAGCAGCTATGGAAGGGATCAAGAATGGGCTATTTATGAACAGCAAATATGAAACATCTCAAGTGATCATGGCATGTCCACATGTCTGGATGTTTTGTAACCATCTACCCAATCTCTCTTCCATGTCTCGTGATAGATGGGCCATCTGGAAGGTCAACCCTATCTCCAAGGAGCTTGTCAGACTCTCTTCCTCTGAGGTCTCCCGTATTGGTAAGGAGCAGAAGCGTGGCTTGTCCCCGTCCCGGGTACCCGTGCTTCAACGAAGATCATCTGAGATGTCCATCGCCATTGACTCAGACTAGTTTAGCAGACGGAGATGTGATTAGCGATAGCGATGAGACAGTGCCATATACATTTAGCCCTATCTCCCCACTCACACTCCCTATTTATCCGTTAGTGCCAGAGCATTGCGCATGCATTTGGCCTGTTTTGAGTAGTTGGTGTTT